TGGTAATTTCGAACCCCGTTTTTCCGCTAGCGTCAGGGCCGAATGGTCTTACCATCTGACGTGTCAAGGTGCATATATATGTAGAATTGCGTGCATTCCGTTATTTCGTGTAATATCCGGTTAGCGATCGTTAATCACTCCTAAATGGCGCAAATAACGCACAAGGAGTTAGCAAATTTATTGGGAGTCAGCAGCGCACGCCTGAGCCAGGTAAAGGCCACAGGACGGCTCGATGGCACATGGACGAAAAAAGGTAACCAAGTATCTTACGACCAAGACGCCGCCGTTAAGGCGTGGAATTACGAAAACCCAACCCAGCAGGATAGCACGCGCACGCCAACATCGGAACTAGAAATCCCTACGTTCAACGAGTCGCGTGCCAAGTCAGAATATTTCCGCGCTGAGATGTCGCGCCTAGATTTGGAGGAAAAGGAGGAAAAACTATGCGATGCGGAGAAGGTCAAGCGGGAGGCGTTTTCACTGGCACGCTCGGTGCGGGACGCCTTGAACAGCATTCCTGATCGGGTTGCGAACCAGTTTGCCGCCGAGACTGACAGCGTCGTAATACATCAGGCCCTGTCAGAAGAATTGCGCAAAGCATTGGAGAGACTGACTGATGCGTGATGGTTCTGCACTTTACCGCGAGTCATTTTTGAGCGGGTTGCGGCCCGATGAGAACCTGACTGTTTCGGAGTGGGCCGACAAGTACAGGATGCTGAGTGGAAAGGCATCGTCAGAGCCAGGGCCGTGGCGAACTGATCGAACGCCCTACCTGCGTGAAATCATGGACTGCATGTCGTCCAGCAGCTCTGTGCAAAAAGTTGTGTTCATGGCTGGTGCTCAGTTGGGCAAGACGGAGGCGATCAATAACGTGGTCGGTTACATGATCGCGCACGCACCAGGCCCCGCGATGTTTGTGCAGCCCACCATTGATATGGCGAAACGCTTGAGCAAACAGCGGCTTGATAGTTTGATACATGAGACACCATGCTTAGCGGACAAGGTTGCACCAGCTAGGAGTCGGGACTCTGGAAACACGATGTTTTCCAAAGAATACCCTGGAGGTATTTTGCTTTTAACCGGTGCAAACAGCGCAACTGGTCTTCGGTCAGCGCCCTGTCGGTGGGTGTTGTTGGATGAGGTTGATGCTTTCCCTGCTGATGTAGACGGAGAAGGCGATCCATGTGCGCTGGCGGAACGTCGTGCGTCAACGTTTTCGCGTAGAAAGATCATCCTTACTTCTACACCAACTGTCAAGGATATGAGCAGAATAGAAACTGAATATTTAGCAAGTGATCAACGCCGTTTCTTTGTTCCGTGCCCACATTGTGATCACATGCAATGGTTGCAGTGGAAAAATATTCAGTGGCGTGATGCTGATCCTACAACTGTTGTTTATGTTTGCGAAGAATGTGGATGTCACATACCTGAATATCATAAAGGCGAGATGTTGCGTCGTGGCGAATGGCGATCTACATCAACCTCAGAGGATCCTCGCACTGTTGGGTTTCACTTGTCATCGCTTTATTCGCCGCTGGGTTGGAAAGGCTGGGAAGAGATTGTCACTGAATTTTTAAGGGCTAAATCAGATGCGCCATTGTTAAAGACGTTTGTCAACACTGTGCTTGGCGAGACTTGGGAGGAGGAAGTTGGCGCGAGGCTAGGTGCTGATGGTCTTCGTGAGCGTGCTGAATTTTATCCTGCAGGTGAAATCCCTGATGGTGCAAGTATTGTGACGGCTGGCGTTGACGTGCAGGACAACCGACTAGCAATTGGAATTTACGCTTGGGGACAGGGTGAGGAGTGCTGGCTGATTTCACACGCTGAAATTTATGGCGACCCTGCTGGCAAGAAACTATGGGATCAGCTTGATGATGTTATTTTGCGTACTTACAAGACAACAACTGGCAAGGAAGTAAGAATTAATTCAATTGGAATTGACTCTGGCGGCCACTTTACTTCGGAGGTTTATGCATACGCACGCGAACGCGCAAAGCACAATGTTTTTGCGTTAAAGGGTCAGTCACAACGCAACAAGCCTGCTATTGGCAAGCCCAGCAAAGTTGACATCAATTATCGCGGGCAGGTGTTGAAAAACTCCGCGCAGGTGTATCCCGTTGGTGCTGACACCATAAAGACTACGTTGTTTGGCCGCTTGAAGCACAACGAAGTTGGCGCAGGGTATATCCATTTTCATGCAGAAGCCGGACAGGAGTATTTCAAGCAACTCACTTCCGAGCGACAGGTTGTGCGGTACGTCAAGGGTTTTGCTGTTAGGGAATGGAAGAAAAAAGCAGGTGATCGTAATGAAGCATTGGACTGCTTCGTTTACAGCTACGCAGCGTTAAATTTCTTATACATGCGATTCAACCGTAATACAATATTTGAGCAATTCGCAAAAGCTAAAGTTGTAAAGGCTGACAAACAACCTGACAAGCCGGTAGAATCTGAACAGCAACCGCTTCGTCGTCGGCGCATTGCACGACAGCGAGGATCATTCGTGACGAACTGGTGACGATCTCTGTTCCTGAAATTATCCACGCAGGTGACACGGTCATCTTTGACGTTCCTGCGTTTGTTGACACGATCGGCAACAACATCACTAGCGGAACTTACACGCTGACTTGGTACGCTAGGACCAACACCGCATCTGAAGGTGCCACCATTGTTGGCGTTGCAGAGTCGGATGGCTGGCGCGTTACTGTCCCCAGCAGCACGACGACGAACTTTGATGCAGGACTTTGGACATGGCAGGCCATCACAACCGCAGGAGCACTACAGCACACTGCTGGTCGCGGTCAATTTACAGTCAAAGCGACACTGGGCTATACAGGAACGCCTGGTGCGTTTGACGATCGTTCGCGAGCTGAAATCGACCTTGAGAAAGTTGAAGCCGCAATACGGACGCTCGCGGAAGGCGGTGTTGTGCAAGAGTACACAATTGGAAACAGGAGCCTGAAGCGTTATAAAATGACAGAGCTTCTGCAACTACGGGATACCTTGAAAGCTGAAGTTGACAGAGAGCGCCGCGCTGAAAAGGTCCGACAGGGCCTCGGTAATCCTGGCGTCACTCGCGTGAGGTTTATCTGAGATGTGGCCCTTCACTCGTCGCAAAAAGCGTCAACGCCGCAACTATGCCGGTGCTGATCTGAATCGCCTTACAAGCGATTGGGTTAGTCAAGGCACTAGCGCTGATTCGGAAGTCAAGAACAGCCTTCGGATCCTGCGTAATCGCGCTCGCTCGCTGGTTCGTGATTCAGACTTTGCAAAATCTGCTTTGCGCGCCCTTGTCAATAATGTCGTCGGGCAAGGCATCAAGCATCAAGCGCAAGTTCGAATGATTCGTGGCGGCCGCCTTGACGAAAGGCTAAATAGCGTCATCGAGCACGAATGGCGAAAGTGGGGAAAGGCTAAGAATTGTCACGCTGGTGGCACGTTGAGCTGGAATGAAGTTCAGCGCTTGTGTATGCGCAGCATGATTGAAACGGGCGAGGTGTTTGTCCGCTTTGTGAATCAACGCTTTGGCGACTCTCGCGTGCCGTTTGGTCTTGAGGTTATTGAGGCTGATCTGCTCGACGATGATTACACAGGCTTTGAGGCAAATGGCAATCGCGTCCGTATGGGCGTTGAAATTAATGAATGGGGACGGCCGGTCGCATACCATTTCCTGACGTATCACCCTGGTGATTATCAGTTTTCATACGGAAATGTTGCGAAAAAGCGTCGTGTTCGTGTACCGGCTGAAGAAATCATTCATCTTTACAGCACCGAGCGTCCGGGGCAGACCCGTGGTGTAACCGCATTTGCTTCGGCAATTATGCGTCTCAATAACTTGAGAGGTTACGAGGAGGCAGAGATTATCGCGGCCCGTGCCAGCTCAGCAATGATGGGCTTTGTTCGCACGCCTGATCAGGAGCTGTTTGAGGATGGCACGTTTGAAGATCAGTCGGTGCTGGACTTCGCTCCTGGCAGCATCCGCCGTCTCGCACCGGGTGAAGAGATGCAGTTCTTCTCACCTCAGCGGCCAGATGATGCTTTTACGCCTTTTGTTGCGCAGATGTTGCGTGCCGTCGCCTCCGGTGTTGGATGCAGCTACACGCAAGTGAGCAGTGATTTTTCACAATCAAATTACAGTTCTTCTCGGCTTGAATTGATTGAAACTCGCGCTCATTATCGCGGTTTGCAGCAATACATTATTGAGCGCCTCTGTCAACCCGTCTATGAAAAATGGATGGAAATGGCCGTTATGGCAGGTGAATTGCGTGTGTCGGGATTTGATATGGATCCTGATCGATACTACGAATCAAAATGGGTTGCACCAGCAGCACAATTCGTTGATCCGCAAAAGGAAGCAGAAGCTTACAAGTCCTTGATTCGCAGTGGCATCATGACGCTGTCGCAAGTCATTGCTTTGCACGGCGGCGATTTTGAGGAAACAATGAGGCAAAGACAGCATGAGCTTGCCACAATGGACGAGCTTGGCATTGTTTTGGATTCTGACCCTAGTGCAGTTGACAAGGCAGGCCAATCACAAAACCCGCCGCCTGAAGAAACGGCTCATCCTGAAAACCACGAGGAGGAATCCTAATGGCTAATGTCAACGATTGTGATTTAATTGAAGAACAAGTCGAAGCTGAACAGGACATGGATCGTGCTGAGCCTGATGCACTCAAGGTCGGTGATTTTGTTAGCTGGAGTTCTTCTGGCGGCACTGCTCGCGGACGCATTGTTCGTGTTGAACGAGACGGAACAATTGATGTCCCTGATTCGTCTTTTACTATTACTGGCACTGCGGACGATCCCGCCGCATTGATTACGCTTTATCGTGATGGCGAAGCTACTGACCGCAAGGTGGGTCATAAATTCAGTACGTTGACAAAGATTGCGGCAATTCGTATGTATGAAAACACAAAACTTGTACGCGCACATCGTACTGAGTTTTACGCTGAAGACGATCGCACTGTTGAGTTTCCTTTTGCTTCTGAAGAACCTGTCGAGCGTTATTTTGGTAGCGAAGTATTGACAATGTCAGAAAGTGCGATGGATCTGTCGCGCCTGAATGACGGAGCACCGCTTCTTTATCAACATGATGCCGATAAAATTGTTGGTGTTGTTGAGCGTGCATACATCAAAGACAAGCGTGGCTACGCAAAAGTAAAACTTGCAAATAATGAGTTGGGTCGTGAAATGCAAGATTTAATCAAAGATGGAATTATTCGCAATGTAAGTTTTGGCTATAAAATTAATGACATGGAGGAAGATCGTACTACGTCGCCAACGACGTATCGCGCTACTTCCTATCAACCGTTTGAAATTTCGCTGGTGACCGTGCCAGCGGATCAAACTGTTGGCATTGGTCGCAGTTTCATACACAATGAAGCTGTATCTACGGCCTCATCCGTAAACACTCAACCATCTCCAGTTATGGAAGAACAAACTCCGAACTTGGAGCTTCTTCGTGCTGAGGCCAGCGAGGCCAAGGCTAAGGAAGCTGCAGAAATGCTTGCCCTAGGTAAGCGCACTGACAACATCGATCTGGCACAGGAATTCGTCATGAATTCTCGTTCGCTGGATGAACTTCGTTCTGCTCTTATTGATCAAATGGGCTCTCAAATCAAACCAGTGGATAACACCGCTGCAGAGATCGGTCTTTCTGAAAAGGAAACCCGTTCTTTCTCTTGGGTTCGCGCCATCAGCTACTTGGCAAATCCTGCTGACCGTGCTGCACGCGAAGCCGCTGGCTTTGAAATCGAAGCCTCTGAAGCTGCTGCTGCCAAGCTTGGCCGTCAGTCCCGTGGTATCACCATTCCTCAGGAAGTGCTCACCCGCGACCTGACCGTTGGTTCTGCTGCTTCTGCCGGTAACTTGGTTGCCACTGAGCTGCAGGCTGGCTCCTTCATTGACATCCTGCGCAACTCATCTGCACTGGATCAAGCTGGTGCAACCGTGCTGAGCGGCCTGACCGGCAACGTTGCAATTCCCCGCCAAAACGGTGCTGCCACTGCTTACTGGGTGGCTGAGTCCGGTTCACCTACCGAGTCCCAGCAGACTGTGGATCAGGTGACCATGATGCCTCGCACCGTGGCTGCCTACAACGACTACAGCCGTCGCCTGCTGATTCAATCCAGCATCGACGTTGAGAACATGGTTCGCCGTGATCTTGCTAGGGTTCTGGCGCTGAAGATTGACTACAGCGGTCTGTATGGCACCGGCACCAATTCTGAGCCTCTGGGCCTCAAGAATACAACTGGTGTGCTGACCGAAGATTTCGCTGCTAACACTCCGACGTTTGCCGAAGTGGTTGCTCTTGAGTCTGACGTTGCAGGTGCTAACGCTCTGCTCGGCACTCCTGTGTATCTGATGAACGCCGCAATGCGCGGTGCTCTGAAGACTGCCGTCAAGGATTCTGGCTCCGGCATGTTCATCTATGAAGGTGGCGAAGTCAACGGTTACAGCGGACTGGTGAGCAACCAAGTTGCTAGCAACGACCTGTGGTTCGGCAACTTCGCTGACCTGCTGATCGGCTACTTCTCCGGTCTGGATCTGACTGTTGATCCTTACACCCATAGCACCAGCGGCACTGTTCGCGTGGTCGCCATGCAAGATGTGGACATGGCAGTTCGTCACCCTGAGAGCTTCTCTCGCGGTAACAACACTCTCTGATCACCTATTTAATTTTCAAGGAGTAAAACCATGATTCAAAATCTTGGAGACAAAACGATTCTTCTGAGTCTTCTTCCCAACGACGTTGTCACGACCACTGGCCTTGGCTCTGCCGTTGATCTGGAAGATTACGAAGGCGAAATGGCCGTTGTGCTTGACGCTGAAGCTGGTGGTGCTTCCATCACTTACGCCGTCAAGCTGCAGGAATCCGACACGTCTGGTGGCACTTACACCGATGTGACCGGCGGCGCGTTCACCACCACCGATGCCAACACGGCCCTAGTGGAAAAGATCAGCGTGAACACCAACGACATGAAGCGTTTCGTCAAGCTCAGCATCACCGTTGCTGGTGGTACTGGTGCTGGCGCTGTTTCCGTCGTTGCCCTTGCTTCTAAGAAGTACGGCTGATGATCAATGATACCCTTGCTTTTCTTAGCCTCAGCGAATTCGCTGTAACGTGTCAAATTGGCGCGGGCTCAGAATTCAAGGGTATTCTTGATTCACCAATGGATGTGATTGCGGGTGGTGTTGCATTGTCACGGGAGTATTTGCTAACTGCAAAAACTTCTGATGTCAGCAGTGCTGCTCGCGGCACGTCTATTACTGTTGATTCCGCTGCCTATACTGTGCGTGAAAATCGGCCTGTTGATGATGGCCTGTTTTCTGAACTGTTATTAAGCAAGGACTAATTATGACACTTCAGAAGATCAATTATCGCGCAAATTGGGCCGCATAATTATGTCTGATACACGACGCGAGCTGATTTTGAGCCGCATCAAAAGCAACCTTGATGCAATCTCTGGTGCCACGGTGTATCGCAGTCGTGTCGAACCACTTGCGCGTGGTGAAGTGCCTGCAATTGTCGTTGAACCCGTCAATGACCAGCCAAACGATACAAATTTTTACGATCAAATTGATTGGTCAATGCGCGTCAGAGTGACAACGCTTGTTCGTGCTGCGGTGCCTGACGATTCGTCTGACACATATTCACAACAAGTTCATTCGTTGTTGATGGCAGATCAAACGGTGAACGGCTATGCACTTGACTTGACACCTGATCGTACTGATTTTGAATTGTATGAAGCAGATGTACCTTTAGGGGTAGTGACACAAGATTTTATTGTGCGCTATCGTACGAGCAGAACAGATCTTACCTCCGCTTGACAAATGGCACTGACACGCAAAAAGGTATTGCTGGCGAAGAAAGAGGAGACTTATGGGACTGATCCTACTGCGGTTGCAACCAATGCAATTCAGGTGACCAATGTTGAGGTAACTCCAATCGAGTCTGACAATGTTGAGCCTGCTTCTTTCCAAGGTTTTATTGGCAATAGCACTCGCTCTACTTTGGTCGCAAACAAACGTGTCAGCATCAGCTTTGATGTTGAGCTTGCTGGTAGCGGTGCTGCGGGGACAGCTCCTGCATTCGGGCCCTTGCTGGAAGCCTGTGGAATGATCGAAACACCTGTGTCTGGAACCTCGGTTACATACGCTCCAGATGCAACCCCAACAGATTCGGTGACGATTTGCAGCTACTACGATGGCAGCCTGCATAAAATTACCGGCGCTCGTGGCACCGTTACGTTTTCAATGACGGCCGGTCAGTTTCCGCTGGCTAGCTTCCAATTTATTGGCATCTTCAACGCAGTAAGTTCTGGTGGTAGCACGACGACAATTGCCAACCAAGCTGCTGCGCTTGAAATTAATGACACCAACGTCACGACAGCAACTTTCTACGGCGAAACCAGTCAGCGTATTGAAAGCTTTGATTTTGCGTTGAACAACAACCTGATCTACAAAGAAACTGCCAGCAACCAGCAAGCGATTATTGTTGATCGCACGCCAGGAGGCACGGCCGTAATTGAGGCACCTTCGCTTGGAAGCGTTAATTACTTCACCCATGTGACTGGTACGAGCACTGCAAGCAGCTCGATCGCTATTGGCGCAAGTGCTGGTAACATTACCACGCTGACAATTCCTCAGACCGACATCACTGGTGTTACCTACGGCGACACCAATGGGGTCATTTCACTGTCAATGCCTTACGCCGCTCGTCCTACTGGTTCAGGCAACGACGAATTTTCTCTTGCTTTCACCTGATCATGGCGTTTGTTTTTAAAAAGGCTACTTCTTACAAGTGGCCTGTCACTGTTGAGTCTCCTGTTGATGGCGGCAAGTTTAAAAAACAAACTTTTACTGCTGTCTTCAAAAAGATGTCACGATCAAGCTTTAACGAGTTGATTGAGGCCGGTGATGATGCTTTCGTGTCTGACATCATTGAGGACTGGGAAGGCATCAAAGACGAAGATGGTGATGACGTGCCTTTTAACGAAAGCAACAAGGCCATGTTGTTTGATGATCCCTACGTTTTGCGTGGTGTGATCGAGGCATACTCAGAAAGTATCACGGGAGCTGGCGCAAAAAACTAAAAGACGCTGCTTGTTATTGGGCAACAGGTGGCGTTAGCGACGAACGCGAGGCGGATCTGCGTGCTCTTGGTGTGTCTGAAGACGTGATGTCGGAAATGTTGTCAAAAGAAATTGAAGTTGATTTTGAGGTTTGGGAAGAGAATTGGTCAATTGTGCAGATGTTTATACGAATGCAGACGCAATGGCGCGTCGGATTTTCGGGTCCAACAGGATTGGACTATGCATCTCTTGATTGGCTTTGTAGACTGTATGCAGTACAGGATCCTGTTCCCTTATTTGAAGGGCTGCAGGTGATGGAAGCCGCTGCACTGTCCGCCTTCAACAAAAAGAAAAGCTGATGGCAAACGTCACGACTGAATTAAAAGTAAGGGTCACTGCTGTTGGCAAAGCGCAGCTTGATCAATTATCAAAGCAATTAAATAAGGTTGCTGTTACAGCAAAAGATGCTGATATTGATTTTAAAAAGCTTGGTGCTGAATTAAAAAAAGCGCAACAAGTTACAGGTACAAGAACAATTAACAATTTAAAAGCTTATGGCAATGCTTGGAGAGATATTGCAAATAATGTTGAGGCTGGGACAAAAGAATTTAAAGAGGCTACAGCAGAAGCTGCAAAGCTTGATAGGCAACTAGCAAAAGTACAAGGCCGCAGACAGACGGGAGGACGCCTTAGGGGCGCTGTCGGTGTTGTTGGTGCAACTGCTGCTGCGGGTGTTTTTGGTGGCCCTGAAGGCGCTCTGGGTGCGCTTGCAGGTGGTCTTGTGGGTGGCCCTGCTGGTGCTGCTATTGGCGGTGCAATTGGTGCACAAGTTGGCGCACTCAGGCAAGCCTCAGGTGCAACGGCTGAATACTCAGCAAATCTTTCTAAGCTTCGTGTTGCGTTAAAGGGTGTAACAACAAGTCAGGCTGAATATCAAGAAGGTCTTCAATTTATTCAACAAACAACAAAAGATTTTGCAATTCCTCAAGAAGTTGTTACACGACAATTTACAAAATTACAGGCATCTGTGCAGGGTGCTGGCGGCAACTTAGAAGATGCAAAAACAGCATTTAATGGCATCGTCGCTGCTGTTCGTGCAACTGGTGGATCACTTGCTGATGTTGATTCTGCGTTGACGGCAACTGCGCAAGTCTTCTCTAAAGGCAAGGTATCGGCTGAAGAGCTGAGGCAACAAATCGGCGAACGGCTCCCAGGAGCTTTTACGTTGTTTGCTGAGTCAATGGGCAAAACGCCTGCAGAGCTTGACAAGGCATTGGAGCAAGGAGAAGTTAGCCTGCAAGATTTCCAAACATTTGCTGAGGCTATTTTTGAGCGTTATGGCGAAAACGCAAAGATAATTGCTAGCGGGCCTGAATCTGCAGGCGATCGATTAAAAGTTGTGCTTGAACGATTGAGCGAAAATGTTGGTACGTTGTTAGAGCCGATTGGCGCAGCTTTTCAAAATACTTTTACTAAAATTGCTGAGTTTATAAATTTTGCTATTGAAAGATTAAACGTGTTTTTAGGCTTAGGAGCACAAGGCATACAGGCAAAAATAAACAATTTAACAACTCAAGTAGATCAGCTTTTGGCTACCGCTGACGCTCTTCCAGGAACCCCAATGGCTGAGCAAGCCCGAAAAAAGGCTGCAGAGTTATTTGAAGAACGGTCTGATTTAATGGTTGAATTGCGAAATTTGCAAACAAGAGGCGTTCAACAACAAGAAGCTGGCACCGGATTGCCTGGGATCGTGACAGAAGACAAGCCTGCAAGGGCTAAAGCCGCACGGAAACTGCCTAACATTTATCGTGATGCTGAACGA